GGGTATCGCGCCCCAGTATTTACTAGACCTTGATGACGTAATGCTACGCAATATGATCAGAGTTTTACACGATAGAGCTAAGGAGCTACAAAATGCCAGTAGAGCTAGAGGGGGCCGTACAACTACGCGTAGCTCTTAAACGCTTTGCACCTGATCTAGCGAAAGAAACTCAAACTGAAATGGGTGCAGCTTTAAAGACAGTTACCCAGGTAGCACGTGGCTTTGTACCTAGTGACGGCCAGGTATTATCAGGCTGGACTAAAAATATATCAGGCGCAGAAAACCTGACCTATAGGCCTTTTCCAAAGTTTAACTCAGTACAAGCTAAGGCAGGTATTACCTATAGCACAGCGCCCTCAAAGCCTAACAAAAATGGCTTTGTGGCTTTGGCACGTATTCTTAACAAGTCAGCTGGCGGTGCTATCTATGAGACAGCTGGACGTAAAAATCCTCAGGGCCAGCCTGTTTATAAGCGCGTGGGCCGTGTTTATCGGACAAGCGGCGCTGAGGATTATCCAACCGCAGATTTTCAGCTCAATTATTACCTACCGCCAGGCGGTGACCGCAAGGGCTATAACAACTCACTCAACCCTGATGCGGGCAAACAGTTTATTGATAACCTCAACTCAACAGGCCAGCTAGTCAACGCTCGCCCTAAAGGTATGGTTGGCCGCCCTACAACAAAGCAAACAGGCCGTTTGATCTATCGCGCCTGGGCTGAGGATAACGGCAGGGCTAACGCAGCTATAATTAAGGCTATTGAAAAGTCATCAGCTATGTTTTATGAGCTAACGAAAAGAGCCGCATAATGGCAACTGATCTAGTAATCAATATAGCCAGCCAGTTTCTAGGCAAAAAATCTTTTGCTGATGCTGATAAAGCTACTAAGAAACTTACAGGTAGCGTTAAAAATCTAGGCCGCACGCTAGGGGTAACCCTGAGCGCTGGGGCTGTTTTGGCATACGGCAAAGCCTCAGTTAAGGCAGCTAGTGATGATATTAAGGCACAAAAGTTATTAGCTAACAGCTTAAAAAATGTTGGTTTGGCTTATGCCTCAGTTGACGTAGAAAACTTTATAAATAAGTTACAGAGCCAAACGGGTATTTTAGATGACACACTACGCCCTGCTTTTTCTAACCTTGCAGCTGTAACGGGATCAGTAGCACAAACTCAAAAGCTAATGGGGCTCGCCTTTGATGTTTCAAGCGGCTCAGGCTTAGACTATGCCTCTACTATAGATTTACTCTCACAAGCGTACGTAGGTAATACAAAAGGCCTAAAGCAATTAAAGCTAGGTTTAACACAGGCTGAAATTAAGGCTATGTCGTTTGATGAGATAGTAGATACCCTCAACCAAAGGTTTAGCGGGTCAGGTGCTATTGCCCTTAGTTCTTATACGGGCCAAATGGATTTACTGAAAGTATCAGCCTCTAACGCTAGCGAAACTATTGGCACAAGCCTTTTGGGTGCTATTAGCTCGCTGGGCGGTAGTGACGGCATAAGCAAGGTAGGCGGGCAGATCGAAAGCGCCGCATCATCACTAGCTAACTTTATTGACAGTATTGTCTATCTCAAAGAGCAAATTGCCAGTATCCCAGGGGCAGGCATTGTTAAAGGTGCCTTTGGCCTTGTAGGTAACGTACTGGGCCGATTTAGCCCACAGCGCCTAGAGGAGCTAATCAAAGAGGTTAAGGGGCCACAGCCTTTTAGCCAGCCTATGAGTTTGGCAAATCAAGATACAGGCCGCGCAGCTTTGGCAGCTGCTAAAAAGGCTGAGCTAGATGCTATCAAGCGCAATAAAGAGCTTGCTAAATTGGCTAAGGATCAGGCTAAAAGTGCAGCGGCTACCGCTAAATCAAAGAAAGATCAGGCCGCCCTTGATAAAGCTGCCCTGGCTTTGGGCAAAGGTCAGGATGTTTTTAACCTTGATGCTATTCAAATCCAGGCTGCTCTACTGGCTAAACAACAGGAGATTGACAAACTGGGCGTAAATGCCACAGATCAACAGCGCTTACAGCTAGCTAATGACCTAGCACGTTTGACGGTTAAGCAAGACATATTGGCGCTAGAGGATGCAATTGCTAATAAGGATGTTGCAGCTGCTACACGCCTGGCTGAAAAGTTAAACAAAGATTTACAGATATTAGGCACGCTACAAAACCAAAGCTACAAGCTCACAGATATTAAAAATATCCTAGATGCCTTAAAGCCTAAAGAGCTTATTGATCAAAACAACCTCAATATGGCTTTGTTGAAAATTGAGGAAATGCTAAGGCTGTTGGCTACGGCTAATGCACAATCAAAAATGCCTGTGGTTACAAGCGGCTCACTAGGCTCAGGTATCCCAGTAGGCGATTATATTGCGCCAGTAGCTAAGGATGTAGCTGCTAAAGCCTCAGTATCGGCAATCCTAGAATATGCGGATGCAGCTACGGCGCGTGCTAACGCTTTTGCAGACTTACTAGATCAGCAAAACGCAGCTGATGATGCAGCCTTACAGCTGTATATGGCTAAGTTAGGTATGACGCGGGATACAAGCGGTGCGCTGCAATCCTTCCGTACAGCTGAGTCAGCCAGTAAAGTAACGGTAGAGGTCATTGACCGTACAAGCGGCCTAATTGAGGTTGTACAAAATGCTGTACAACAAAATAACAGGTTTGGTAACAACCTTAACTACGCAGGGGCTATTGCCGTATGACAATCCCAGTAATTAACGCGGTTATTAATTTTAGTACTGGGCCTAGCTTTGCTCAGGCTATGGTTTTAGATAGCGGTATCTTAGGTACAAATATTTTGGCTGACAGCGCATCAGTTATTGTTGATGTTTCTAACGTGGTTGACAGCATACAAACTATGCGAGGCCGCAACCCTCAGGCTGATCAGTTTCAAACAGGTACTCTTACTATGCGTATTGTGGATCAAAACGGCGATTTTAACCCTCAAAACCCAGCTGGCCCTTATTACACGCTGTTGACCCCTATGCGTAAGGTACAAATTACCGCTACTTACGGGGCAACTACCTACCCTATCTTTTCAGGCTTTATTACAACCTACACAACCACTACGCCTAAAAATGCTAATGATGTTGTGTACACAACTATTACAGCTGTAGATGCTTTCAGGCTTGCCCAAAATGCTCAGATTAGTACGGTGGCAGGCGCGGCAGCTGGGCAACTATCAGGCACACGCATTAATGAGATTTTGGATCAAATTGGCTGGCCCGCAACTATGCGTGACGTAGATGCGGGTTTAACTACTTTACAAAATGACCCAGGCACCGCACGTACAAGCCTTGCAGCTATGCAAACGGTAGAGATAAGTGAGTACGGCGCGCTCTATGTTGATGCCTCAGGCTCTTTTGTTTTCCAGGATAGAGCTGTAACCGCTGGCAGCACAGGCAAAACCCCTGTTGTGTTTAACGACAACGGCACAGACATAGGCTACTTTGATGCGGTTTGGCGCTTAGATGACACCCTTGTATATAACTCAGCCTCTATCACTCGTTTAGGCGGCACGGCTCAAACAGCTATTAATCAAGCCAGCATAGATAAGTATTTCATCCATAGCTACAATCAACAAAACCTTTTAATGGAAACTGATGCGGTAGCTTTGGATTACGCGCGTGCCTATATTGCCTCTAGGGCAGAAACCTCTATCCGCTGTGATGCTATCAAGCTAGATTTATACACAGACAACTACAACGCTGGCATTATCGCAGCCTTAGGGCTGGATTATTTTGACCCAGTAACCATTACAACTAATCAGCCTGGCGGCTCAACGCTAACTAAAACTTTGCAGGTGTTTGGCGTAGCACAAACAATTACCCCTAACAGCTGGAAAACAACACTAACCACTTTAGAGCCGATTATTGACGGCTTTATATTAGACTCATCCATATACGGCTTGCTTGACAGCGGCGTATTGGCCTACTAAGGAGCAAAACTATGGCAGCTGGACAAGGTTTTAAGACCTTTACAACAGGTGAGGTATTAACCGCAGCTGATGTTAACGGCTATTTAATGCAAGGCGTGTTGGTTTTTGCCAGCGCCGCAGCTCGTGATGCAGCTATTACCTCACCACAAGAGGGCCAGTTTGCATACACAAAAGACAATAACTCACTTTGGTATTACACAGGATCAGCCTGGGCCGCATCAGGTGCAACGGGCGATATTGAGGGCGTAACCGCAGGCGTAGGTATTACTGGCGGCGGCACAAGTGGCACAGTAACGATTACAAATGATATGGCTACAACAATTACCGCAGCGGGTGATATTGTAGTAGGTACAGGGTCAGGCACTTACGATAATTTGCCTATTGGTACAACGGCTCAGGTACTTACAGCTGACACAACAGTAAGCCCATATAAAGTAAAATGGGCTACACCTTCAACGGGCAGCACACCTGATTTTGCTTTGATAAATGCGGGCGGCACCGCCTTAACAGGGGCGCAAACCATAACTGTAAATGTATCGGGTAAAAATAATATTTATATATATGTAGATAGAGCTAGCTCGGTCACCGCATCAAGTTATATGCGTTTTAGGTTAAACACGGACTCGGGCTCTAATTATTTTTATTTTGCAACAGGTAATGATTTAGCACTTTATGACGGGGTTGGTGGTGGAAGTGGTGTATTTGCTGGGCGTATGGGTGACAATGCTGCAAATACTGTAAGTGGATTTATGCAAGTTTTTGGGTGTAATGCAACAGGTGTTAAGCCTTTTGTTTCCGCTGGATCAGGCACGGGCACCTCTCAGCGTTATTATTCAAGCGTAGGGCATTACAGCGGATCATCAGCCATAACGTCAGTTAGTTTTAATTCCGAAACTGGCAATTTTGACGGTGGCACTATTTATGTTTATGGAGCATAAAAATGATACATAGAACAATTTTAGAGACAGGTGAAATTGTAGAAAATCCTTTTACTCAAAAAGAGATTGAAACAATGGAACTGGATATATCTAAAACGCTTGCTAATGACACAGTTGCAGCTAAAAGAACAGCTGCACGTGATGCTATCTATGCAAAACTAGGTTTAACGGCTGATGAAATTGCTGCCCTTGCTGACTAGCTATAACGGCTGGCCAGCCTCAAAGGATCAAGCAGATATAGGCATAAAGTCTTATCCTGTACCTGGCAGCACTATCAAGCTACGTTGTGCCGAAAAGGTTGCACCGTTGCTTGTGGGTTTTGCCGCTGAGTTTCATAAACTAATTGAGCCTATTGATCAAGGCGGTTTAGATGATTGGGGCTATTGTTTCCGTATGGTACGCGGTACAACTGACAAGCTGAGTAATCACAGCTCAGGTACAGCTATAGATTTAAACGCGACACAACACCCTTTAGGCAAGGTTGGCACGTTTGAGCCTGGCAAAGTGCCTATGATCCAGGCGCTAGCTAAAAAGTACGGCCTGACCTGGGGCGGGGATTACAAAAACAGAAAAGACGAGATGCATTTTGAGGTAGCTATAAAGCCTAACAAGGTAGAGGCCTTTATTAAAAAATTGGAGCAAACAAATGCCAACTAGCACACAGGTAAGCGTGGGTACTACAGCTACAGTATTAGCGGCGGCAACAAACTTTGATCAAACCGTATGGCTGCACAACTCAGGCGGCGGCGTCGTTTTTATTGGTGCTGCTAACGTAAGTACAACAAACGGCTACAAGCTAGACAACGGCGATAAAATGGAGTTGCCCGTAGGAGATCACGAGGCGCTGTACGGCGTAACCGCATCAGGTACTAATACCGTGTGCGTACTAACACAAATAAACTAAGGGCATTACAGGAGCTAATAAATGAAAGAGCAAGCAATTGCAGCTGCAAAATCTTACGCGCGTGCCGCTTTGGCAAGCGTGGCAGCTTTGTATATGTCGGGTATCTCAGACCCTAAGGTATTGGCTAATGCCTTTATTGCTGGCCTAATCGGGCCACTACTAAAAGCCTTATAGCGCCTTTGATCTCTAGGGTCTTTAGATCTCATTAGTAATGGCCTACTCTCTTATGTCTATCTAATG